ATCTGCTTGAGTCATTGCTGCATTATCAACAATGCCAAGTCGTTTGAGCAATTCATTGCGACCGGGTTTAACGCTGGAAATAGCACTACGAGGAAAAGCTTTTTTGTTGCTTTTCCCTAGATCCATCATGTAGCTGTATTCACGACGCGTAAAATCCTGACACGTACAACAGTACCTAGCGCCTGTAATAAAATATCTTCCAACATTTGGAGGCCTTGTTGAAGGCGTAACCAAAGCACGGTCAGGAGTTGCCTCGACGGAACCAGCCTTGCGAAGCTTTAATATACCCGTCTCTTCATTCGTATCAACTAATACGGCTTGCACATAGCCATATCGTTTTTGTTCTATTGGATTGATTGTATCCCTGTCAATAATTTCTCCATTTGCTTCCAAAATACGATCTTCAAGCACTTCTCCGTTTAATGCTTTTAGACCTTCGATTGCTTGACTGATATCAACGTATAAAGGAGGTGGAAGTTTATTGCCTGAACTCCAGGCTCCATTGAGCTTTACATACCAATAATCATTGTCTTCTGTAACGGATTCAATGTACAAATCAAAGCTTTGTTGTTTTGCATCATCGTCTAACCATTGGCCAATATTTTCGTAGTCAGTGAACTGTGCATCAAGCCAATATTGGGTTACTAAAACGGAATAACCGTCAACCTGGTCAAAGCGTACACTGCCAGATTTTTTGGTGCCAGCCCAATGAATACCAAACTCTTTATTCGTAGTGGGAAAACCTGCAAACGTTCCGTTGATGTCTGGGTATTCAGTGCCGGGTGGCAATACGCCTGATGCAAAAGGGACAGTGTATTTAAAGTTATAAACGTAATTATTGTCATGCAAAGACGCAGTTGCTATTTCGTAGCCCCTGCGCCAACGCGTCCAAGCGGATTCACGGTTTGCCGAATAGATAGAATTCGGTACGCTTCCCCTGGAAAACTCAGTTGTAATCGGCTTCAGTTTAAATGGATCTTTTGTTATTGCCTGACTGAATCCACCAAATGAGCCGAAACCATTTGATGATTTACCCATGGATTAGAAGAATCCGCCTTGAGCAATAATGTGAGCACCTGGTGTATAGCCAGATGGATTTGCAGCATCTGGGAAAACACCTACGTAAATACGGTCGCCCCGTTCCAGGTAGATGCCTTTGTTGCGTAAAGGAGCCGTAGCCCCTAAACCATTTGTGTTACCGGCATGCATTACTGGCGCTGCAAGCTGTGGCATTACGTCAGAGCAATCAACCGTACCACTGTTGGCAGGGACTGTCTTGGCAAACAGCACACGGTAATCACCCGAGCCAGGGATTGGAACAGTTGTATTACGTGTCTGATAAAAAACAAAGGTTACTGCTGGTTGATAACCGTAAGCAACGCCTTTGTATTCAAAGCCAGAAGTGCTGGCGCCCGAATAATTAAGTGCCGTATTGACACCTGTCAGCGTAGAAGTACCGGTGTATGTGTAATAACCGTAACCGCTGTAAGGTGCACCGGAACCTGTTAGTACACCCGTAGAAGAAACAAAGACAATCTGGCCGCTCACCAAAGAGATGGGCGTACCAGACGTCGATACATTGACGGTGTAATCAGCTGCGCGATAAAAATCGTTGCGTGTAATGGTGATCGAATCAACAACACCGCCACTGTTATTATCTTCGCTGAGGTTGGCATCCATGTCCACCAAGATGGATGGAGCCTGTCCACCTTGCACAAACAAGGTATTAGCAGACGAACTGCCAACAGTCTGTGTTGTTACACGAACCGTGTCGTATAACGGGCGATCAACAAGAAGTGGCTGCTTGTTTGTAGATGTCGAGCTCACTGTTATTTACGTTATTGTTGTTTGTATTCTAACTGGTTTGGGCTAATCAAATACTTTGTTAAATCAAACCAGAAAGAAATTCTAGCCCTGTTGGTTGTGGCGCCAGCAAATCTTTTAACAAGCGTTGCTGAATCATCTCCGTAATAGTCGGCTGTTTCTCTTCTACACCAAGCAGTGCATTGGTAAACTCTTTTAAAAAGTCTGCACTTGAAATCTCATTACTTGAAGGAGATTCCGTAGCAGGCGCCGAGCCGGCTAAGGGTTTTAAACCTTTTTTGTAAGTCTCTTCTAACGAAGAAAAACTTTTGACTGGTTGACCATAAGCGCTGCGACCCGCCAACGTTGGAAGAGACGCCCATTCAGGTGCTAGTGCTGCAACAAATTCAGGTGTTAAACCTTTTTTCTGCAGATAAGATAAACCGCCAAGACCAAGAGTGCGTTGGCGAGCAAGGTCAAGAGCGGCAATATCCTGCTCCAGCGGGCCAAACGAGCCGAGGTTTAATTTTTGCTGTTGTTGTTTCCAGGTTGGCGTAAGGAATTGATAAGCACCTGCTGCGGTGCTTCTTCCTCTCATGACTTTGTCTGGATGTTGCTGGAGATTTGGAGCCAGCGAACCACCAAACATTACGCGATAAGAATCAGCCCCACCGCGTTCAGTGCCTTCCGCAAAACGAAGCATTCTAAGCAAAGCCTGAGCTTCTGGTGTTTGCCTGAATTGTTCGTAAAATTTGCGGTCAGCCATATTAACAACCTCCTACCCAATTTGACTCCGCCTTGAGACCAGGAGCAAAGATAGTTTGCAGCGCAAGAACTAAACTGAGCTTGGTAGTAAGACGTTTGACAAAATTAGGACAGAGAATCATCGGTTTAAAGCAACAACACTGGCCTCCGTGAATCAAAGATTCGTTATCCAGCGGGTTGGACTTACATGCAGAGCAATGCCAAGAAATCAAATATTAGCTTGGTTTATAAGACCCTGGAATTTTTTAAGTAACTCTGGATCAAGATTGACTGCATTAGGACCAAATGCTTGAGTTGTACCAAATGAAGTAACTGCGGGAAGGCCTTGGGGAGATTCGACGCCTGGAGGAGGTGTTGTCAACAATTGCTGGGGAGTTGTGAAGCCAAACCCAGAACGTGCTGCATTACCAGCAACAACACCCCGAATCGCATCGTAACCAGATTGACCAGGCTTAACTTTTGCAGCAAGAGTGGGATTAGCTTTAGCCCACATCTGCATGCCGATATCCTCAGCGGTCTGAACTGCTTCTGGTGTGGCGCCAGGTGCAACAGCTTTTAGACGAGCAGCTTCATAACGTTGAAGTTCAGGGTCTTGCGCTGTCAATTGAGCGACGCGAGATGCCTCTTGTTGATAAGCGCGTTCTGCTGCGGAAGGAGTACTCGAAAAAGATTGTTGTTGAGATCCTGGGACATAACGCCCATACATTCCAGTATCTTGTGCTGTTGCCGGAATACTTGGACTTCCCTGCCGATAGCGAGAATAATAATTTCCAGGGATGCCTCCAAAAGCGGAATTTAAACCACTTAAAGCTCCTCCGAGGCCTCCCAGGAGTTGAGATGCTCTGGTTTGGAAAAACTCACCCTGTCCGAAACCAGGCTTTGTCATCATAAGTTCACCGCTAGGCTGCTGCCACCTACGGCCTTTACCTGGAACATTGATCCAACGACCTTCAGCCATTACCGCCAAACCTCATTTAAATAAAGACTAGAACCAACAGCCGTATCAGCTGGACCAGGTAATGCCTGGATAAATTCAGCGCCAGAACGTTCGTAACGGTAACGAGCCTGGAACGGATCTTTGTAATTAGGAACGTAAAGAATTTGGGCTAATCGATTCGTCTCGTAGAGATAGATTTCATCCCAAACCTTGAGAGCCTCCTTGGCATTACTTGACCGAATTGTACGGTCAACGTCACCAGCAATGCTCTCCAACCGAGTCGAAGGCGAAGTCGCCACTTCCGTCTTCTTCTCTGCTGTGTCACATCGTCCAATCTGGATGATGATTTTATTGTAGAAGTATGAATCCGGAATGGTATTCAGAGCTTCTTCCAGACGAGCGTAATCACCCGCTGGCACAGACACTGTGAAGTAGCCCAAATGATATCGGACTCTACTTTTATCGTAGTCGCTAAGCTCCACAGTCCTTCTTGCGTCTTAATTATTATAAATGGTATGAATTAACCTAAAATATTGGGCACAGTAAACGGATTTGATTGCAGGCTAGACGCAATAAAAGAATTCAAAAAATTCTGTTCTTGCGAAGGTTGGAATAATTGATTAACCAAGTCACGCTGTAATTTAGTTTCAAAACTTTCTTGTCGTGTTTCTCTGCCGCCAGCGCGCATACCTAAAAGAAGGCCTGTCAGCAGTGTTTCAAACTGATTCCCTTTTGCTTCGGCTGGAGCTTGCGCAGTTGTTGTATTTGTAAGATCAGATGCCTCTCCCAGGCTTTTCATGTGGCCGTAGCCAAGCTCATATTTTTGATCTGGCGTTAACCATGCTGCAACATTACCAAGACCACCTTGATCAGGTCTGGGGATGAATTTAACGTTTCCTTCGACAAAAATATCAGTTCCTTCTTTGCCTGCATAATCACGACCACGATGATCAGTACTGGCGTCAGGGATACCGGTATTTCGTGGACCCCAGCCAGATGTCATTGTAAGACCTGCGGCTGGGTTAAGAATCAATCCACCTTTGCCGTCATCAATATATTTAGGAACGCGATTTGGTCCGACCCTAACATTTAAAAATTTGCTTCTATGGATGCCAGGATCTTCGTATTGATTTGTCTCGAGATTTCTTACATACGCGTGAAGATGTGGGCCACTGGAAACACCCGTGGAACCAAGCTGTCCTATGCGTGTGATATTTGCCATGAATTAATTTTAAAATAAAAACCCCCAGAAAACTGGGGGTCATCCTAGTATGGAAACTTTATTATACTCGGATTAAGTCAGCGGCAAGAACTGCGTCCCAATCAACACGCTTAATCTGTTTCAGCTGTTCGAGGTTGTGAAACCTTTCACCCGACAAGGACATCTGAAGATCTTTAATCTCTCGAGCTGTCTTTAAGCCAATGCCTTTGATGTGATCAGCGATCATTTGGGCAGTGGCTGAGTTGATATTTAAGCGATGGTCGGGTGGGAATGTACGCGGCTCCTCTTTTGCTGCTTTATCTTTTACTTGAAGAGTCTTAACTTTTTTGGTTGCCTCTTCATCAGGTTCAATCTCAGTTTTGTAAACAGTGAAAAGGCGACCGTCCTGATCTTCGACCATGAACCAATCGCCTTGATCCCATTCGCTTACAACTTTGACACGTGCACCTGTTTTTTTATGCTGATAAAGCATTGCTGGAGAGGTTGTCATAAGGACCAGTATTTACCTGGTCCTAGTTTAACCTAATCAGCTGACGGTGCGGCCCAGCAGGTAGCCATCAATGTCCTCGTAGCCAGGAGCTTCGTCAGGCTGGAGGTAGCACACTTCAACCACGAAGTAACCAGTACGGCCAGCAGATGCGTCACCACTGGAGATGTACCAACCACCGGATGTGGAGGTAGCAGTTTGCGATTCACGGGCTTGCACGTAGAACTGAGCCGCACCAGTGATCTGCTTGTAGACGTTGGTAGGCAGAACACCCGTAGCGCCGGTAGCAGTCAGGAAGGGCTGAGTGCTATAACCAGCAGTGCCACCAGCGAAGAAGATTTCGCCATTCTGCTCACCCGAAGTAGTGGAGGTCAGGTTGGCCTGGGACACAGCCTCACCCACAGTGCCAGTCGAAGTCAGACCGGTGGCGAAGGTGATCACGTTGCCGGTAGCAGCGTAGATGCCAGAAGCAACACGACCGTCACCCCAGCCAGAAGCGACGGAGATCGTGGCGCGATAAATATAAGCAGGCAGTGTGGTGCTGCCAGAAATCACCATGCCGGTGATGTCGGGGCGAGTGTCGTCCTGGCGATAAGGCGAAGGAACAATCACTTTGCCGGAAGCAATGGCGCCAGCACCAGAGGTGGTGGTGACAGCCACATAACCACGCTGCTGGAAGTAGCGATAGCCAGGGACAGCCAGCACCGAAGTGGGGCCACCCTTGGAGCCATCATTAGTGCCGTTGTCGTTGGTATCAATGTTCTTGTACCAACCGTTCAGCGGCTCGGCCCAGTTACCTGGGAAGATTTTCTTAGCGGACAAATAGGTCATTTATTTTCCCTTTTGTGTAGATGTATTAGTTTAACGATCAGACGGTGCCGTCATCCTGCACAAAGCTAAACGCGGTCGTGACAAAATCCTTGTTCAGAATTTCAAAACCAGCGTAAAGTTGCCAAATAAGAATGATGAAACGGCTGAAATCGTCGTTGTTGTTGATGAGGACCTGAGCATTCGGACCACCGATACCAACACCCACAGACTGCGGGCCGAAAAAGTAACCTTGGGCAACTTCCTTGGAAGCATAAGTGGAGCCGCCATCAAACGAAGCAGTGACGTTCTTGGTCGGGAAGTTGGTGGACTCGAAGAACTTGACGCCTTCAAACTGCACACCGGTAGGCATGACAGGCTCGCCACCCAGGAAGTAGGCTTGGCCAGCCTGGGGACCCATGTAGAAGCTGGCGTTGTTAGGCATCATGGGGTTGCCCATGTACATGCCTTGACCAGGATTACCAGCGTAACGAGCGATCTCGCGGAAGTCTGGGTCACGACGCAGGTGCATCATGAAGGTAGGATCGCAGATGCAGCGATACAGACCATCGGCGAATGTCGGGACGTTGCGCTTACGCAGGTCCTTAACAATGGTCAGCAGGTCAGTGCGAACCTGGAACTGCTGAACTTCGGCAGTGTACTCAGCGGTTTCGTACTTAATACGACCGGAAGAATCCTTGGTCTTACCACCAGCAAAGTAGTAACCACCTTGGGTGGTGGAAGCGGCACCATTGGCTTCGGCTTTCGAGAGTTCGTCAAGGAACACCCGGTCGCGCCAACGGCGATAGTCGTCGAGCAGCGTCAGGCTACCGATCGACTGGTGGAACATATTAAGGTTGCCAGAGTCCAAGAGCAGGCGCTGAGCCGTGATCAGGGTCTCGCGGGCAATCTTAAAGGTGCTAGGCTGGGTCGGATCACCCGGATCAGCAGGGCCGGTGTACTCTTTAAGCACCACCAACACCTTTTCCTTTGTGATGTTACGGCTGTTGGCGGTACCGATTGTTTGATCGGCAATACGCTCACGGCTGTCCTTGGTGCCAGGGGTCCCCCAGAACTTATAGCGGTCTAACTGAACTGTTTGGCCAGGCTGACGAGTGAAGTCATGAACGACCACTGGCTCGACGGCCATCTCGGCAATGTAAGCAGGGTGGGGACGATAAAGTTCCGCACCTAAGATTTTTGGAAAATCGTTCTCCTGGTCTCTAGTCTCTTAGAGGGGTGGACTATCTCTTCATCCCTGTGGGATGCCGGACGCTAAATCTGGTATTACGTAACAAGGTCGTGTTACACCCAGTAGTCTCTGCACCTTCCAACCACGCTTGATTGGCTTGGCTCAGGATTACCCTCGTCTTTACGTTAGGGCTTCCCTGAATTCATCCGGTTTGCACCCATCGATTGCTCGGTGGGGTGACAACGTTGAGCGTTCAGTTGAGGTATGTTATGCTTTGGAAACTTGTTTATGAACAACATGGAACCAAAGCTTGTTCCTGGATTTGGTAATCTTTACTTAACGGAAGAGGGAAAAGCTTTTGAAAAACGACTTGATCCCGATAATCAAGAATATTTTCAAGAGATCCTTATTCGTTCCACCAGTGTTTATGACCGTATTTCAGTTCTTGTTAATGGAAAGAGAAAACGTTTTCATCTTCATGTCTTGATGGCTGTTGCTTTTTTGGGATTAGATCTGCGTTCTCATGGAACCAGTAACTTTTCCCTGCAAGTTGATCACAAAGATAATGACAAGAGAAATAATCGACTTGAAAATCTTGAGATCGTTACCAAACAAGAAAATTTAACAAGGGCCTGGGCAACGGGTTGTTACAAGAACAATGGTTTTGCCAGTAAAGGAAAACCGAAGAAGTCTTTAAGGAAGTTTTCTTCGGATGACGTGATTCAAATCAAAGCTTTAAAAGAGGCTGGTCTGTCGTATCGAAAGATTGCCGAAAAGTTTGATTGCAATCACGGAGCTATTTACCAAATCTTGAAAGGTCATACCTACCAGGATCTGAACTAGCTATCAATAAACACCTTGGTTTATCCTCCAGTGTCAGTGTTTTTATCGGGTGAAAGATAAAGACACATGTGTCTTATCTAACAAAAATTTTAGCAGACGGTGAACTTAAAAGTTACACATACTGCATTGTCGGCGTCTTGTATAGAGCGCCGGTAGAGTTACTAGAACCGTAAGATTCAGGGTCAACTGCTCCACCTTGAACAAAACCTGGAACACCCATAGAACCAGGAATCGCTCCAAGTGCCACACCACCGAGACCAGCGGTAAGAGCAGCGGCGGGAACAAGACCTGCAGCGGCAGCTTTGCCTAAAGAACGAGGGTTTACTTTACCCGCTGCTTCTGCAGCTTGTAAAAGAGCAGCTTGCCGCATGCCACCTTCTCGATTTTTTACCGCAGCATTAAGGAGCTTATTTTGCACGTCTTCTGGCATATATTTTCCAGCAAGACCACGTGCTCCCAATAAACCTGCGGCGCCGCCAAGTAAACCGGCACCAGCAGCAAGTGCGGCAGATCCTGGATCTTCACCTTGAGAAAGGGCATACCCACCAACGCCTAAACCGGCAGCGATGGGTACACCGTATTTAAGAGCGCCACGCATGGCCTCACTCCATCACAAAGAGTTTGTTTGCAACAACTTGAGGCTGAGCTTGGTTCAGGAGGCGCCAGGCATTACTGGGATCCATGTCCATTTGCTGCTTAAAGGTCCCCCAGAAGTTTTCAGGTTGCTGGGGAGCTGCTGCAGCAGGAGGAGCAGGGAACTGACCAAGTGCAGCTTGAACAGGAGCTGTGGGATAACCACGTGTCTCAAGTTGATCTTCGCTTTCGTACACGGGGTACGGACCTTCTGGACCAAAGAACTTCAGCGTGTAATCGCTGAGCACATCAGGATTGGTCAGAATTTCGTTGTAAGCCAGATTTTCTTGATGCTCGTTGGTTGCAAACGTTGCATAACGGCCGAGCGTTTCTTGGGCTTTGGTGCCCCAAGCAACGGCGCTATCCAGCATGCTTTCCAGCTGGAGAGCATAATTATTTAGAATTGCGGGTGCTTCGACCCCGTACGCGTTTACCACGTGGCGGGTTTCCGGGCTCCACTCCAGGAGATTGGCCACGTCCTCCAAGGATTGAATCGAGGAGGTTTGGGAAGAGCTGGGCGAGTAAGCCTGGTTGGGTGACCAGGTCTGCGTCGCCGATTGTTGCGTAGCTGGGCTGCTGAGTTGCTGGCCGTAGTTCGCTGGTGCGTACTGTGGAGTCGGAGCTGACGGTTGACCCTGGAACGGGGATTGAACTGGTGCGCTCAGAAGGTTCACCACCTTGTTGAACGCCGATTCCCATGGATTGCTGCTGGCCTCCGATTGGGATTGGGGGGCGTACTGCGTAGGGGCTGATTGGTAACTGGGGGCCGCCTGCGGAACTGCCTGGGGGTAACTGGTACCCACCTGATACGCCACTGGAGCTTGGCTCGGCGCCGCCTGGTAATTGGTCGGAGCTGGAGCCACGTAGCTGCTTGGAGCCACCGCTGCCGGGACTTGGCTCGTCTGTGGGATCGATTGGACGGTAGCGTCCTGCATAACTCATCTCCTTTTGTAGAGCTTCTAAAGTTCGATACAGATATGGCGTTAAATCCAATCTTGGGTCCGCAGCCATCGGAAGATCCGGTGCTTGCGGGTGGGGAGTCTGCATCATGCCCCCCACTAACTTGGCAAACGCAGAGTAAGCACCCTGTAATTCGTTTACCATCCTGAAAGGGAACCCAGATAACATCTCGGCTCGTTCCTCATCCGTCTTGGACGGGAAGAGGTATTTCAATGCTTCAATGCTATCAACACCTAATTCCTGTAAATTTCGGACAACAATGGAGTTGTTAAGGATATCTTGAGTTGAATCCTCATAAACAGGACCCATCCAACGCCATAACACTGTTACATCGCCATCTGGAATTAAACCAATGACACTAGGTGGAATTTGCTGTGTTTCCACACAGGCCATCATAAGTTCTTTTAGTTGATCGTTGTATTGCTTCATTGCTCCTTCATAAGCAGCTTCTTCTTCCGGTGAAGCATTAGGGCCAAGATCCAGGGGTTTTTCTAATTTGGCAGCAGAAGCAAGTGTTGTCTTAAATAACTGCTCTTCTTGGTAAATGATTAACTCAAGACAACGACAAATGCCATGGGTGTAAATAGCATTTGCTTTTTTCTTGGATGTAGCTGCCACACGTCCAAATAGTGATTTGTACTCAGTTGCAGTTACGCCAGCAGAGATGGAAAGCTCATCAACACCACCAAGAGCTGTGCGAATTTCTTCTCGATACTGACGTGCAAATGCGTTTTGGTCACCAGTGATTGCATCTGGAACAATGTAACCAACGCGGTCGTTAGGCTCCAGGTTTGCGATAACGCGTGGAACCCGTATCTGACCATCAATGCTACGACTGACTGGATCAGCCTTAAACATCGAACGGCTTAATGTAGAAGGACTTGTGAAACCAGAATTCGCTGCAATAGATGGACGCTGAACAACTGAGTCACCACCCGACTCCATAAGATCGGTCTTTGGCCTGGAAGAAAGAAGAGTCGGATTGCCAAAGAATGTAATGTTTTTGCGCATGGTGCGCATTAATTCATCATGCGTGCAAATATGATTCGCCATTGCATCGAATTCACCAACGCCTTCAAACGAGAAGCCTTGGGGATTGTTAAAAATCTCAACGCAGGGAATAAAACCTAAACTGTTTTTAAATTGTTTTGTTTGCCCAGGCATTGCGTAGTTGGGCATTTCAAAAGAAATTTCACTATCGGAGTGAGTTTCTTCGATTTCCCTTGCTTTAATTGACAGTCGAATATAACGTTTTGCTCCGGGGCTATATGTGCTTTGATTGCCGGTTAAATTCGTCGTTGTTAACTGATCACCAAAACCGTTGGCTCGGCGTATTTTATAGCTGTAGATGATTACAACTTCATCAAGCTCGCCATCAACGTTGTAATAGGTGCGATATTCATGCTCACGAAAGTAGTAAAGGCGATAATTTTGTTGTGTAGGTCGGATATAAAACAGTCCTTTACCATCACACAAAAAGTATTCCCAGATGGAATCCAGACGTGTATCCATCTTGTTGTACTTCAACACACGGTCAAGAAAGTCCTTGCGTTGTGCACCGAAGTTATCTTGTGACGGAAAAAATTCAACTCCTTGACGAATGCCAAAGAGTTTCATCTGAGCAATATGGGACGCAACAATGCCCGTATCAACAACGATATCGCTGTCTTTATCCAGATATGCATTAATGATTTCTTGAAGCCGGGCTTTAGCGTCTGCCATTACTCGTGTTCTTTATTCTTTAATGTTAACAGTTTCAAGAAACGTATTTATTTTGAAAGCCCATTGGAATTGTTTGGCCCAGTTGAGGACCCGCAAAAAAACCGGCGTTTCCCATAGGAACTTGACCGCCATATTGCTGATACGCAAGAGGCAGCTGTGGGCCACCAGGCATAATGCCACGCCTCATCAACTCATCATTAAGCTGTTGATTTTGTTGAGTTCCGCCTTCGTATAAACGCTTTAGCTGTTCACCGGAACGCCCACCAAGCGCACCTGGGGATCGGTTAATTTGCCAATTTACATTGCCACCCGCGATTAAGTTACCTGGTGCGCCAGGGACATTTGATTCGCCTGCGTAAAACATGCCCTACACTCTTCAATCCTTTTATTTTACTCTTCTATGACTTCATATCCGCTGGCGTCATTTACTTTTGTCAGGATGATTCCAGAGCCACGAACATCCCACTCAAGTACATCGCCTTCTTCCCAGCCCAGCTCTTCAATTACTTCATCAGGAAGAACAATATACGAATCTCCGTTTTCGTCTTCTTGAACTTCAAGAATGTAACTCATTTTGACAAAAGCTTTTCCATAAGCTTATCAAGCTTATTGTTGATTTCGCGAAAATTGTCGTGCATTTCTTGAATTTCCCTTAAGAAGTCAACCTTAAGGACGTAGTCAAGTGGCATGCGGTTAATTTGATCTTCAAGTAAATCAATACGACGTTTTTGCGAACTTGTATAACTCATGGCTTGTTGAATCTGATCAGTTTGACGATTCAAAATCTTATTGGCTACCCACGATCCGCCTGTGACCGCAGAAATAATGGCACTTAGACCAATAGCTAAATACTCGGGTCCCACTGAAATACTGCTTTTTTTCTTATTCTAAAATCAGTAATCAAGATGCAATTGACCTTTGCGTGCTAAACCGGTAACAAGCCAGACCAAGGCGTCGACGCAATCGTCGTGACTGCTGACACCAAAGTTAGTCAACTCATCGAATAACGTTGTGAAATTACGGAAACGATTAAAGATAATTTTGCGGTCTTCAAACATGCCCATAATGCCACGGAAGCGTGCAAGTTTATCAGCGCGGAATCCTTTGACAGGATGCCAAATTAAGTTGTAGAGACCTTCGTTATTTAAACAGACACGTTTAAAGTCAGCCTCAAGAGAAGCCTGGTACTGAACCGCTTCACTCCAGATGTCACACGTTGAATAAGTAGGGAAATAATTACCGTTGTCATCCTTGCCGACAACAGACCAATCGTTAAGAAGCTCTTTGAGGGCATCTAGTTTTTCAAGATTACCCATCACGCGAATACGACGGTAATCAATAATGTGTATCTGGTCGCCAATGCGACCACCAAGAACCATCACGGTGTAATCATTTTTTTCTTTAGTGCCAGCGGATAAGTCAACCCCAATACCAAGCGCATCAAACTCCGTTGCGATTTCCGCTTTGATAAGAAGTTCTGGTGCCAACGACAGCTCGTTTTGTCTGACGATTTGATTCATGTACTGGAATGAGAAAGCAATCGGTGCTTGCCGGCGCTTCTCCCTGAGGTAATCAACGGACCACATCTCAGGCCAGTACGAAATCTCCTCCCCTGTTTTGGGATCGTTGATCAAAGCAGAGAGAACAATCTGCGTCCAGTTGTTTTGCTCGTTGAATGTGGTGGCGTGAATGTCATCATGACGAAATCTGGTACCAAGACAGATTGCTCGTCCGCCTTCAAACATGGTGGGAGCAATCACCGCATTCCAGTTCTCCTGCATCATCTTTCTGATGTCAGGGTTCGCAATGTCTGCAGCAGATTTGATGGCGTCATCAATGATGATCAGTTGGCTTCGTTTGGAGGTCACGGAGCCTTTAAGACCAGCTGCACAGAGTGTGAACTGTTCTTCACCGGTTACATCGATGCCAGCAAATTTGTGGTCAATTGACCAGTACTCATTACTGGTTACATTTTTCAGAAGACGTACTGAAGGAAAGACTTCTTGATATCGCTTGCTTTCGATAATTCGCTTGATGGTTGCCGACTTGGATCGAGCAATATCAACCGTATAAGAGAGGTAAAGAATCTGTAGTGGTTTCTTGGCTTGAGTATGGATACCAATAGCCCATGCCGTAAACAAGCCCAGGATTGTGGATTTAGCTGAGCCCCGTGGAGCAAGAAGATCAATATTGGGACCAGCAATCTTTAATAGACAAGAACTATCTTCGTTTGTGACAAAGTGCCGATGCCACTCTTTATGATGTGAAGCTGGTGGTTTGTCAGCTACATAATCACAGAAAAAGCCAAAGTCTTCTCGAGCTTTTTTTAAAGACTCAAGGTTGCGTTGTGGCCTGATTTGTTGCCTGCGTGCAGCAGCTTGTGCATTACGCCGATATGCAAGATGTTGATATGCAGGCACAACAAGAAGTATTCAATGATTACTGAATACTAACTTATTTTTCTTCTGTTGGTTTTTTACCTTTTTGTTCTTTATATTTACGTGCCTTGTCCAGGGCTGCTTTGTGCTTTTGCTTGTCCGACATTTCGCTGCCGTCCTCGTTCTTCGCTTCCT